TAGTTTACTAGGTATACAGCTAACGCCTGATACAATAGATTATGTAACTGTACAAGCAGGTGCTGTATTAAAGTTTGATGAAGTATTCCAATGGGCAACAATGATAATAGAGTTTTACTTTGGTGCGCAATTAGCTAAGGGGAAGTAGATGACATATAGAGAAGTAATGAACGAGGTATTAATAAGGCTAAGAGAAACACCTATTGTTTCTGACTGGAGCGGTGCTATTAATGATAGTTCTACTGTATCTGACTATAACAAAGTCATAGGAGCTTTAGTTAATGATGCTAAAAGAAGTATAGAGTCTTATCATGATTGGCAAATACTTAGAGAAACTGTTAATATAACTACAGTAGCAGATACTAAAAATTATAATTTAAACTCTGGGCAAGAATTTAAAATAATAGATGTAGTTAATAATGCTACAGGTAATGAACTGCTACAAGTAAGTAGAGCCTACCTTAATAGAGAAAGATATCCTACAGCTTCTACAGGTGAGCCTCATTATTATGGTTTTAACGGAGCAGATAGTTCTAATAATCTTAAAGTAGATTTATCACCTACTCCTAGTAAAGCAGAAACTATTTCTTTTGACATAGTTAAGTACCAAGATGTACTTACTAATGCTGCTACTGTTGTTAAAATACCTACAAAACCTTTAATACTAGGAGCTTATGCTAGAGCTTTATCTGAAAGAGGAGAAGATGGAGGTACGCAATCATCTATAGCAGCACAAGAAGCTGCTTCTGCTATTTCACAAGCTATTATGATGGATAGTGGTAATACTCAATTTGAATCTGATTGGTTTATGGGGAATATTCATTAATGGCTAAACAGCTAACATATCAAGCTCTAACTAACTTAGGTGTTAATGGATTAAATACACAATATAATCCTTCTGTTTTAGACGCTTCCTTTCTTACTACTGCTGATAATGTAATGCTTAGAGAGTCAGGAAGAATATCTTTTAGAAAAGGGTTTAAACAAAAAACAGTACCTACTGGTACAGCTATAGGCTCTATGGTAGAGCATAAAGATGGGAATACACATAAGATATTTGCTAGCTATGGTACAAGTATATATACTATAGATTTTACTTCACCTAATGCTGCGTTTCCTAGCAGCGGTGCTGATGTTAAACATACTGTTGCTAATAGTACAGGTAATTGGCAATTTATTAATTTTAATAGAAGGTTACATTGTTTACATACAGGAGTAGTACCACAAAGATATGATGGTAGTTTAGGCTCTGGTTCCAAATGGACAGTTCATGCAACTGACCCTGCGTCTATAACTTCATTATTCGACCCTAGTTGCGGAGCAGGTGTTTATGGTAGGGTTTGGGTGGGTGGAGTTTCAGAAGCTCCTGATGTTTTGTATTATTCTAATTTATTAGATGGTGATGACTGGACAGGTGGAAGCGCAGGATTTATTGATTTAAAAAGTGTATGGGGTAACGATGAAATTATAGCTATTGCTCCTTTCTTTGGACAATTAGTTGTCTTTGGTAAGAATCATATAGCTATATACGATAACCCTGATGATGCTACTAACATGTCTTTAAATGAACTTATTGGTGGTGTAGGTTTAGTTAATAGAGATTCAGTACAAGCAGTAGGAGATGACTTAGTCTTTCTTTCCGCCACAGGATTGCGCTCTCTTTTGCGTACTACAGAAAAAGATAAAGTACCCTTAACTGATTATAGTGTTAATATAAAAGATACTTTAATAAGAAACATAGGACAAAGTACTGATGTTAAATCTGTTTATTTAGAAGACGAAGGTGTTTATATTCTTACTTTTACAAGTCTTAACATTACTTATGTTTTTGATTTTAAACAATATACTCCTAATAAAGCACCTAGAATAACAACTTGGACTTTTAATAGCGATAGAGAACCTTCTAGTATGATTCAGACAGAATTATATTCTGGTTTATTAGTAGGGCAAAAAGATGGAGGAATAGCAGGATATGAAGGATATTATGATACAGATTTGGCGTGGGTTAATAACGCAGCCAGCTATACTAATGCCCCTATTACTGCTAATGTGTCTTCTATATGGATACCTATGGGAGATACTATAATTTCAGCTATATTAAAAAAGTTAAGACTAGTAGTAGAAGGAGGTTCAGGAGCTACTTTAGGTATTAGTTGGTATAAAGATTATAGTTTATCTTCTTCTAATAGTACTGAGGTAAGCTTAGCTCCTGGTACTACAGGAACTAATTTTTTATGGGGTAATTCTTCCTCCTTGTACGCTACTGCAAAGTATGCTCCTATCCATGGATTACAAGAATATAGAATACCTTTAACAGGTAGAGCTAAAACATTAAAAATAAACTTGAATATTATATCTAATGGTTATGATGCTTCTATTCAAGATTTGTCAATTACATCTTTACAAGGGAAAATACGATGAGTGATTATATTATAGCAGTTGATTGGGCAGGTAAAGACGCGCTATCTGATTCAAATGCAGCAAAAGTAATATCCGGCGCGGACTTTAATTCTGAATTTACTGCTGCAAGAACAGCTATTAATTCTAAAGCAGACCTTAATGGAGATGCTACAGAATCTTTTAATGCTACTACAGCAAATGCAGGAACTAATACAACACAAGTAGCAACTACAGCTTTTGTTACCGCAGCACTAACAGCAGTTAAGGCTGCTTTATATCCAGTTGGTTCTATATACACAAACGCGGCAGTTAGCACAAACCCAGCAACACTTCTTGGATTTGGTACTTGGGCAGCTTACGCAGAAGGCAGGGTTCCAGTAGGTAAAGCAGGAAGTGGTACATTTGATACACTTAATGCTCAAGGTGGTGCTGAAACACATACATTATCAATAGCAGAAATGCCTTCACACAACCACAGTTTAAGTCCTGCTCTTACAAGAGGTCTTGGTACAGACGGGGACCCTGATAAAGCTTCAGGTGGTGGAAGCAATGGTAGTTTTACCATTAGTAGTACAGGTGGCGGTGGAGCACACAATAACTTACAACCATATATAGTAGTCTATATGTGGAAACGCACAGCATAGGAGAATAGAATGGCAGCAGCAGCAGCAATGACTTTAATAGCAAGCGCAATAGGAAGCGCTATAAAATCTAGAGGAGCCTCTAAAGCAGCAGAGCAAAATAGACAAGCTCAAGAAAAAGCTGCTCGTTATGCTTTAGATATGTCTTCGCCTTACAGCGTATCAGGCTCTTTAGGAGGAGCTTCTTTTGATAATGAAGGAAGACAATTAAATCTAACTTTATCTAAAGACTTACAAGCACAACAAGATGCTATGCTTAGCTCTGCTACTGCTAATAGAAATTACTTACAAGGTTTAGAATCTGACCCTTTGTCAGCAGAGAACAGGTACTATGAGCAACAAATGGCTTTACTTCGACCTGAGCAGGCAGAACAAAGAGAAGCTTTAGATGCTCAATTAGTAGCTAGAGGTATGTTAGGTTCTACTGGAGGTATGGGTCAAGCTCAAGCTTTAAGAGAAGCTCAAGGTACTACTAATTTACAAGCTAGATTTTCAGCTAGTGATAGAGTTCAGAACTTAATAGATAAATATAGAGCTAGAATTTCAGGAGATGTTTCAGATGCTATTACTTTAGGACAGCAACCTGTAACTTATGCTGGTTTAGGTATAGAAACAGGAAGTATGTTAAGACCAGCTGCTATGTTAGGTTCTCAATATTTATCTGGAGCTGGATTAACAAGTGCTAATGCTACTATGGGTAAGTATGCAGGTATTGGAGATGCTATATCAAGTTTTAAAAAGTATAAACCTCAAGGTATGATAAGTCAAGGTACAAGAAGTTACACAACACAACAACAATATAACGGAGCAGGGCAAACACCATCTGTTGTACGAGCAAATTTATAGGAGAATATAATGGGAATGTTTGATTTTAACCCAGCCGATGTAACAGTAGCTACTTCTGAAGGCTACACAAATGCACCTATGTTAGGAGCATACTCTGGTTATGGAGGTATGTTTCAAGGACTAGGTAAACTAGCAGGCTTTCAAGATGAAGAAGATTTGCTACAAGAGATTTATGAAACATCTGACTTTACTACTGCTGAAGGAAGAGAAAAAGCTTTACAAAGAATAAGAGTAATAGCTCCTGAAAAAGCAGCTCAGTTACAAAATCAAATACTAGAAGCTGCGCAAACAGAGGCTAATATTGTACAGACAGAATTAGCTACAGAAAATGCTCAAGTAGAAGCTATGAAGAAACGTAACGCTAGTATTTATATGAAAGATTTTCAAAGAGATGCTTCTAATGAAGGCTTAGCACTTAACATTCAATATTATTTACAAAGACATAACTTTGAATTTGATGCTGATAACCCACCTACTACTTTAGCTAAAGCTAGAGAAATTATAGCTAAGGCTAGAAAAAAACAAAAAGATGCTAAGTCATTCCAAAATGATTTAGATACATGGATTAGTAC